GCTTTCAAAGAGTGGCAGAAAATAGACATGAACCCAGATATTTTTTCAAAAATAATGCAATCGCTAATCGCCCAAATGGAAAAATCCGAATGGAAAAAAGAAAACGGAAAATATATTCCGCACCCACGAACATGGCTTTACCAACAGCGATGGGAGGATGATTTGACAAAAATAGAAACAAATTTAGATGATATTTTAAAACACTAAAAACCTTAAAAATGTACAAAATTATTTATCGAAACCCTTCAAACCCTCAAGAACTAAAATCCGACGAAGTCGAAGAGAACAAAGCCAAACTAGCCGCTCAAGCTAAAAAAGACGGCACAATTTTCGTTTTAAGTAGTGGGACTTTGATCGACGGCAGACTAATTCAGGCGATCGAAAAAATAAAAGAATCGGTTACTCTGCCAGAGCCGCGCGATGCGTATTCCTACAGAAAACCAACAAAACAACAGCATCAAGCTTTAGTGCTTGCGGTTCTTTATGACAAGCCCAGCCCTCTTTGGGCGAGTATGCCAGAACACGTCCTGCTTGGCGCGGTTAAATCTGTTTGGGATTGGCAAAATAAACGAACCGACGAAATGATCGAGCTGGGATCGAGCTTAATGGCTAAAGGGGAAACAGCTTACTCGATGTTTATGGCAATCAAGAGATCACAACCATAAAAAAAGTCAGATAATGACTTGCTCCACCAACAATAAAAAAATAACATAAAACCAAATGACGGCTGAAAAAAATTATTGCGGATTCGGAAAAATACAGACATCTGAGGTAGAAGAAGAAAGTCAGGTTGGATTTAATAACTAAATTATTTTTTAAAAAAATGGCGTACAACAAAGAAAAATTGTTTGAACAAGCTAAAAAAGTTGCCAAAAAAAAAGGGTCGGTTTTTATGGTTGATGTCATTGCTGGATTAGCCATATCTAGTTCTACTTTTTATGAACATTTTCCGAAAGGATCGAATGAATATGGCGTAATTGAGGACATTCTTGCGAAAAAAAAGTCAGCCATAAAATTAAGTTTGCGAAAAAAGTTTGAGGCTTCTGACAATCCTAGCGCGTGGAAATACCTCTACTTACTCTTGGGCGACAAAGAGGAGCGGCACGCCTTGCATGGTTCGCAAGTGGAAAACACCAACACGCATGAGTTCAAAGGGCGTGCGTTTCAGATTGAAGTTTTACCTGCGGGAGGGTCTGCTTTAGAATCTCCAAAAACGGAAAATGACAATAACACTTAAACAATCCCCCAAACAGGCTTACGCTTGGGGAGAATTAGAGAACCCTGAGCGGTTAGAAGTGCTTTTCGGCGGCAGTGGGAGGAGCGGGAAATCTTTTCTGGGAGCGCAAAACCACTTGATTAAGTGCCTTGAATTTGAGGGATCTCGGTGGCTTATCGGGCGCGAAAGTTTAAAAAAGCTAAAAAGAACTACGATTCTGACCGTTTTTGAGGCTGCGTCTAAGTTAGGGCTTAAGTAGGGGGTAGATTATCGGTACAACGCGCAGGAGAATATTCTTTATGTGGCTAGAGCGAACGGCAGTTTTGAGGATTGTTCGATGATATTTTTTGAGGAGCTGGCTTACTTGCCAAGTGATCCGCTTTTTGATCGTTTGGGGTCGTATGATCTAACAGGGGGTTGGATTGATGAAGCGCAGGAGGCTAAAAAAGAAGCAAAGGACGCATTGCAAAGCCGTTACTCGCTTTTGCGCGGTAAAAATTGCGACGGAACAGAGTGGGAGACGACAGGACGCACATTACTAACTTGCAACCCAAAAAAGAACTGGATTTACACGGAATTTGTTAAACCGCAACGTGACGGCGTTTTACCAAAAGATAAGATCTTTATCCCTGCTTTGTATTCTGACAACCCTTTTATTGATCAAAAAAAGTATCGCGAGGGGATTTTAAGCACCAAAAACAAAATTTTGGTTGAGCGGTTGCTATACGGCAATTTTGATTATGATGACAACCCTGAGCAGATGATGCAGTTAGACGCCATTAATGACTTATTCACCAACACTTTTGTGGAAAAAACAGGGCAAAGATACATTAGCGCGGACATTGCCTTGCAAGGGGCGGATTCGTTCGTGGTTTGTGTTTGGCACGGTCTAGTTTTGGAAAAAATCTATCGTATCGCTAAAACGACAGGGGCGGAGGTTGAGGCGATGATAAAAGGGATTGCAGAATCAGAAAGAGTGCCACAATCAAACATTGTTTACGACGGTGACGGTGTTGGGGCGTTTTTGGGGGGATATCTTAAAGCGGCGCGGTCGTTTATCAACAATAGCGCGCCTTTGAGTGGAGAAAATTACAGAAACCTTAAGTCTCAATGCGCGTTCAAATTAGCGGAATTGGTAAACAAAAACGAGATTTATATTTTTGATGATCAGTACCGCGAGATGATAATCGAAGAAATGGAGCAGATCAGACAGATAGACATTGACAAAGACGGAAAGCTTGCGATTGAGGGCAAAGACAAGGTTAAAGAACGCTTAGGGCGTTCACCAGATATTTTTGATGCGATCATGGTGCGGATGATTTTTGAGATATGGAAACCGCAAACTGAAACCAGAAGCGAAACCAAAAAAGCGTTGTATTCACGCGAGACCGTTTTTTAATTTTTTGACCAAGCGTTTAAAAAAAGTCAAAATAAAAAGCGAAACTAAAAAGATGGCAAAAAAACAAAAAACCAACGCAGAAAACGCCAAAGCAAGCCAAGCTATTCTCGGTGAGGAGCGTGGGGCAACCGGGACACAAATTGCTTCGGGTTACATTACCGAGGAATACAATCCGAATCTTTCTTTTCCGCAAAGTTTTCGAGTTTACGATGAAATGCGTAAATCTGACGCCACCGTTGCGGCGATTCTTAAGGTTATTAAGTTGCCGTTACAGCGTGCTGATTACTACTTTTCGCCTGCCAGCGATTCAGATCAAGACAAAGCGATTGCGAAGCACTTAGAGTATGAGTTTTTTGATCGTTTGAATTTTTACAGTAATGTTTTGCCCCAAATCTTAATCTATCTTGATTTTGGATTTATGTGTTTTGAAAAAGTTTATCAAATTGAGAAAACTGGGGAATACAAAGGGAAACTTGGCATAAAAAAATTAGCACCAAGGTTGCCTAAATCGCTTGATCAATGGATAGAGACAGACTACAGCGAGCCGTCAATGCGTCAATCAGGATACAAAAAAGACGCATACCAAACCGTCACAATCGACGGTGCAAAACTGGTGCGGTTCACGAATGACCAGGAGGGGAATAATTACGAGGGCGTTTCTATTTTGCGTCCTGCTTATAAGCATTGGTTTTTTAAATACCTGCTTGAGAAAACGGGTGCCATTGGAGCCGACAGAACCGCGAACGGCGTGCCAGTACTAGAATACACCGCAGACGTAGCGACCACCCCAGAAGAAAAAGAAAAAAATGCCGAAGTATTGCGCAACATTAGCGCTAATGAGGCGGCTTATATAGACCTCGGTTTCGGTAAAAAGTTTAGATTTGAGACTACTCAAGCGGGTTACGACATCATGCCGTTATTGCAACACCATGACCGCCAGATAACTAAGGCGGTTTTAGCTCAATTCTTAGAGACTGGCGCCGCTGGGACAAGTGGTGGTTATGCGCAAACCAAGTCAGACCAAGAGTTTTTTTATAATTCGATTGAGTCTTTTGGCATTTATATTTGCGACAGATTGAATGATCTTCTCATCAAAGAGTTTGTTTTCTACAATTATGGTGACGTAACACCACCAAAGCTATCAATCAAAAACATTAAGCCGCAAGGCAGCAAAGAATTGTCATCGCTAGTATCTGAATCGGTAAAAAGCGGAGTATTGACGGCAGATGTAGACGTTGAGAACCTATTGCGCGAGTTTTTGGGGTTGCCATTACTAGATGAAAAAATATTATTCGAACCAGCAAAGCAGTTAAGCGATTGCGGGTGTGGTGATCATAAAAAAAAAATCAATTTATCAGATAAACGCGAGCTAACACTCGCCGAGAAAAAGATTGATATTGCAGGGCAAACCAAAAAACTGGATGACAGCGAATCAAAAATTGAGGAGATCGCTTTAGCTTACTCCGAGCTAGTTTTGAGCGACACAATTACCAGCGCTGAACAGTTTTACAAAGACAGCAAGTTTGCGGGGTTAAGCGATAAAACTAAAGAGGCAAGACTTAAATCAAAAGCAGAACTAATCGCCGAGCAAACTGATCTTTATGAGTTTTTCAAGGCGGAAACCGTTAAAGAAGTTGAAGAAACCCAAAGACCTGCGACGCCCAAAGATACCAAACAATTAATCAAAGACAGCGCTGAACTCTATCTTGAGTCGATCGAGAACGACATGGAAAAAGAAGCTAAAAGCACGATCATTTCGGCAAAAAACAAAGGGTTTGATTTAGGGGACGCCATAGCCGCGTTAGCCGCCAGTTTACTAATTCTACAAAAAAAACAGGTTAATGCGTTTGTGGGCATTTTGGGAGGGGGGCTTATGAACCGCGCTATCTCCGAAGTGCACGAGTTTTATGTTGACAAGGTTGTGCTTGAGCAGTTTTCTGCGGTTCTTGATAACCAAACGTCTCCAATGTGCTTAAGTTTAGATGGTCGCGTTGACGTGCTCGGAAAGCTCCCTAAGCCACCGATTCACGGCGAATGTCGAAGCCGATTAGTGGCAATCTTAGCCGATCAAACGCCACTACCAGCAATTAATCCCGCGCCTAAAAGTATTGTAGAAAAAATAAGCCCTAATCCTTTTAAGACGGTTCAGCCTGAAACTCCATCAAACAAAAAAAACAGCCCAGCGCAAAAGCAAATTGACAAAAACAAAGGCGAGTAACTACAATTAAGCCATGAATCGCAACAAAGTAACAATCGTACTTAACGACAATCCTACGGATTTTAGCGAAAAATGGACAGACGTTCTACGCGTTGGAGATTGGACAGAATCTTATAAGGAGTTCAGCGTGACGCTTGACGACTTAAGTCAGGTTGTAGCCAATTTTCAAAAAAACGTTCTACGTCTGGACAAAAAAGAAATCCAATTCAATTACTCACACGCGTCTTACGCAGAAGCGGCTGGGTGGATTGAAGATTTGCGAATTAGTAACAACGTCTTGCAAGCGAAAGTGCGCTGGACGCCAAAAGCTAAGGAGCGAATTGAGGGAGAAGAATTTAAGTACGTTTCCGCGGAGCTAGATTTTAATTACCGCGACGAAGAGACGCGCCAAGCTTATGGCATGACTCTCACAGGAGCGGCGCTAACGAATATTCCTTTTGTCCGCGGTTTGCAAGCCGTCGCACTAAGTGATAATAGTGACGCAAAAAGTGTTTTTTTATTTTCTAAACCATTCTACAAGATGGACAAATTCAAACAATTACTATCGACTTTGGAGGCTAACACCGCCGTTAGCTTAAATGAGGTCGTAGTGCTTAAAGGAGCAATGGCTATGCTGTCAGAAGAAGAGCAAGCAGAAGTTTCAGCAAGCGTTACGGCTATCGAAGAAACAGCGCAAGCAAACGCTGACGCCGAAAAAACAGCTCAAGAAACAGCACAAGCTGAAGCTGAAACAAAAGAGGCAGAACTTTCTGATTTACGGAACCGCGTAAAATTAAGTGATAAAGACGTTAACGAACAAGTTAAAACTTTGTCTACAGACTTAACTGAAGCGCAAAAACAGTTGAGCGAAGCGCAAAAAGAACTAGATAAACTAAAACTTGACGCTCGTAAGACTGAAACAGAAGCCGCAATTAAAGAGTTGTCTAGTCAAGGAAAAATTCTGCCAAAAGACGTTGATGCTACCGTTGTACTACTTCTTGACGAATCACCAGCTAAAGCGGAAAAATGGCTTAACCACTTCAAGTCTATGCCAGCCGTTGTTGCGCTAGATTCAGAACAAGGATTTGATTCTGACGGACACCCAGCGCCACAAGACGCAGATTTACCTGCTAAGGCACTAGCTTTAGCGGAAAAAATCGAAAAAGAGCAAGGCGTATCACTTAATGAAGCCATCTCTATGGCTTATAACCAATTAATCCCTAACAATTAATACTATGACAACAGGAATCACAACAGGTTCAATTCAGACTCGCACCGTGCGAATCGACACAGATCTATCTCGAAAATCAGGTTACGCTGTTAGCCTAGACACCACAGATGTGCCAGTTGCTAATTTGCTTGCCGCCGCCACTTCAGTACCTTTTGTATTGCTAGACGGCGCTGACGGTTCAGTTACTCCAACAGTAGGCACTATCGTTACAAGCGGACGTACCAAAGTAATGCTTGGTGGAACAGTCGCACCAGGAGACAAACTTACGGCTACGACTAACGGAGTGTGGATTAAAACTACCACCGACACCAACAATTACGGCGCTATCGCTGAAGAAGTTGGAGCAACAGGTCAAATGTGCGGGGTATTAGTGGCTCAAGGTATGATCGCCGCTTAATCACTTATTTTTTAAAAATTTATTCAAAATGCCAATTTCAATTAATAGCGTTCGAGTCGACCAGCAAGTCAAAACCTTGCTGTTAGCGGCTAAAAATGAGTCATACTTAGCAGACGCTTTCCTTCCAGAAATCGCCGTAAAAGATGACAGCGGAATTATCCCTACTTGGGGAAATGCGCACATGCGTTCTTACAATTTAGAGCGCTCAGCAAATGATACAGATTTCCATTACGTAGAAATGGAAAACGGTGCGTCTTTGCGGTACAATGTTCGCGATTTTGACGCCGCTCACAAAGTAACAACCAAACTTCTTGAGCAAGCCGCTGATCCTTATAATTTGCTTACATTGTCGGCTATTTCTGCGCGCGAAATCGTTAAGCTTAACCGAGACATTGCACTAGCGGCTCAATTGACAAATACAAGTGTGCTTACAACGAATCAAACGCTTTCTGGGTCAAGCCAATGGAGTCACGCTGATTCAACCCCTTTTTCTGATATCGAAACAGGCAAAGATTCAGTTTTGCTTAAAACTGGGACGTCAGGGAATGCTATCTACTTAAGCCACCAAGTCGCGACTAAACTACGTCAACACCCTGACTACATTAATTTGTACGGTTTAGGAGGTAGAAATGTACCAGGAGGGGTGCCAGCTGACGCTTTTGTGGAATTGCTTAAGCAAGTTCACAATTTTAGTTTTGTGTTTATCGGCAAAACCACTCAAATTACCTCAAAAGATGGCGAAGCGGTTACTCGCGGATTTGTCTTCGGTAAAGACGCAGTAGTATTCCACCGTGCAGAAGCACCATCTATTTTAGCTCCGTCATTCGGGTATTCATTTGTGATTCCAGAAAAACGAATCACGACTGACACTTTCTTAGATCCAGCCACAAAAAAATTCTACAACGTAGAAGCTAAACTCTCATTTGACGACAAAATCACTATGCCAGACGCGGCATACTTGTTTAAAAATGCAGTAGCTTAATTCTTAGCCAAAACTAAACATGACAAAAGCAACACCAGAACCAGAAACGCCAGCAACACCAGAACCAGAAACGCCAAAAGGCGCAAAAGGAGCGGTAATGCTTGGTAATGTCTCTCACGACTTAGTTTTTTACGCCCAAGGTCAAAAAATCGACGCGGCAACCGCTAAAAAACTAAAAGAAGCTGGACTGGCGAACTTGATTGGATAACCACAATCAAACTCTAAAAAAAGGGGCGCACGTTGCGCTCCTTTTTTTTATGCTTTATTATTGATCAGAACTTTTTCAAAAATGGCACTAGATCAATTCACCACGGTGGCGCTAACAAGAGCAGAAGCAGGGTTTGCGAATAACGCAAACGTTACGGATCCAGTTATTCAGGTTTTTGTGGATGCGGCAAACGGTGAAGTAGCGAGCAATTTATCCAATCGTTATTATTTACCGTTGTCGAATAACACAAACTACGCCTCAAGTCTTACTGAATCGTACCTAAAACAGCTGACTACCAATTTGGCTGCGGGGTTGCTGTTATTGCGTCAGTATGAGGGTATGGGAGGGGACATGGACGATTTAGCGCTTGCAAAAATTCAAAGTTCGCGCTCACAATTAAGAGAAATTCAAAAAGGGGAAAGAATCCTTGTGGGGAGCGACGGCTCGCCTTTGTTAGCCGTTAGCGCTGGGAGCAACTCAATCAGCGGTCACCCAAACAACACAACCGAGCGAACCAACCGTGTTGGCATTAATGACGTTTTTTAGTTTATCATGCTTAAAATTATCGCAGGAATCGAGGGCATAAAAGGCATTTCCGCGCTGATAGAATCAGTCGAAAAAGGACTTGACGATATGAGTGAACCGCTTAAAGAAGCAAATGCTTATATGCGTGAGCAGATTAATCGCAATTACGACGCGAAGGGGGGCGTTTTAACCTCAAAATGGCAAGCGTTAAGCCCAGAATACGCAAGACGCAAAAAAAGAGGTGAAATTCTGGTGGAAACAGGAAAAATGAAAAAATCTTTTTTCTCGGTTTTCTCAAAAAACCAAGTGGAAATCGGCAATAAGGCGGATTACTTTGTTTATCACCAGTCTAACAAACCAAGAACCATCATTCCTCGCAGGGCTATGTTAGGGATCACCACCGTGCAACAAACAGAAATTTACCGTTTTTTTACTAAATATTTAAACAAAATTAAGAATGGATAGAGTTATTGCTCGATTAATCGAATTACTAAGCGCGAACCTAACAGGGCGTGGCATTCTTCAGTACTACAACGGGCACCCGATGAAAATACCGAACGCCTCTTTGCCTTCTATCATTGTGCGCGGTACGAGTATGGAATCGGTGACGCTCGACACACAACGCAACCAAGAGACTTACAAAATCGAGGTTATTCTTATCCACGACGCGAGAGCCGTGATGAATACTGAAGATAATGAGAACACAATCGAGCGTGTTGTGCGCAAGACCTTTGAGGAGCGCGGCACAAACAACGAGACCATGAGCAACACGATCATGAACGTAGTGGAGAATGTCTTTATGTACGATTCAGCGTATAATTTGAACGTTAGAATTGACCGCATTAGGTTCGGCGCTGGACTTGATCCAGTTTTTTCCACAGAATTTCCGTCAGGGTTTTATGGTATTGCCGAATTGACGGTAACAGCGCGACCACATAGAATCAGAACACCATGATAGAGACAGCGCTAGCAATGTGGCATAGTATAGACACCTTAACACAGTTGACGGTACTAATTTATTTTTTCACGATCTTTAATTTTTGGTGCGCTCGGTTATGGTCGCATCTCATCTTTTTTACGTTTCTGTTTTGCGTGTTTTTTTACGCTAAAATTGAATACCACTATTTTTTGAAAGGCGACGTGGCGTGGGCTTGGTTAGTATTCAATGGCGGAACCGCATTTATTATTTGGTCTTTGAGCCAAACCCTGAAAAATTACTCAAAAATAGTTAAATAATGGCAGATATTTTAAAATCGATTTTAGGGTTTTTTACTGGTCGGACGCCAGAATATGTGGCGATTATCGCCAGCATTAAAGAGATGGGAAATATTATGCAGGCACAAAAAACCGCTCACGAAAAAGAGACGTTAGAGCTTCGGCGGCAAATAAGGGAGGCAATGCAGAGAGAAGAAGAATCGCATAAAAAAATTCTTGAGTTGGAAACTACGGTGGCAAGGCTTACAATAGAGCTTGACCAATTAAAAGCTCGAATTAATGAACGAACAGATAGTGGTGAAGCTTTTAGAACTTCTTGAGTCTAACCGCAAACCAAGCGATAAAACCATTGAGTTAATCGACCGATTAATTGATATACAAAAACTATCGGCGAACCAAAGTGAATCAAGAGGTAAACAGCTGGACAGAATATTTTACGCTATTTGTGCGGCTTGTTTTTTGTTGTTTGTGTTGATTTTTAAGCCGTTTTAAATTGATTTGCGCTTTGGTTTTGTCTCGATCATAATAATTAAGCAATGGCGAAAAAAAAGACGGAATCGGGGAGTGTCAACATGGAGGACACTAAGCAAGTGACAAAGCGCACCAAGCTTAAGTGTTTTTGGTTCTCCGATGGCACCATAATCGAAGCAGAAACCGCACAAGAGGCGGCAAAAATTAAAAAACTTAACCGGTCTAAATAATGGCTATTATCATCAAGCGAAAAACGGCGGTCGGACTAGGACGCGAAACGAACTACAAAACGGAATCAACACAGTTGGTTAATTTTGGTGTGCAGGATATCACGATTGACATCCAAAAAACCACAATCCTCAATCAACAGATGTATGCACGGATTGAGGACACGCGCGACAGCCGAATTGGGACAGAAATGGCGCAAGTTACGCTTTCGGGGATTGTAGAATCTGCGTTCTTTGGGCAGTTTTTCCGGGCGGCACTTGGGACGTTAGCCACAACAGACGATACGCCAGAATCAGGCGCAAATACGCACGCATTTAGCGTTCTGAACACCAACCAGCATCCAAGTTACTCGATTATCTATGATGACGGGAATCAAGACATGGTCGTGCTTGGTGCGCGATTGCAATCACTTAAAAAAACAATTGTAGCGGGTGACTGGGTGAACTATGAGGCTGTCTTTGTGGGGAATCCACCAAGCACCGCAAGCGAATCAGCGAGCTATGTAGATGACTTCTTATTTAGCGCTGATCAGGCGACCGTTCGCATGGCGGCTGTTGGGGGTTCATTTTCAGGCGCTGGGATTGCGCTTTCTTCTCTAGATATTACGATCAACAAGAACACCGAACCTTACTTTGCGTTCGGAGCGAAAACGCCAAACAACGTCATAAATAAACAGTTTAGTGTGGCGGGGACATTCTCGCTGTTGCATGATGACAGCACATACTACGATTTGTTTCGGAATCACACCCTTAACGCAATGGAGATTGTGCTATCTGGTGGGACAATTCCAGCGACTAGCACGCCTTACAGCGTTAAAATTGTTCTGCCGCAAATTCATCTTAGCACTTGGGACAATAATGGCGGCGCTGAGGAAGTGGTGACGCAGAATATTGCGTTTAACGCGGAATACGAAGAAAGCGCGTCCGCTATGATTACGGCTCAATTGATTAACGATCAAGCTGGTACGGCTTACTAGCAGGGCAAATAAAGGACAAAAAATACGGCTGGAACCTCTACAGAATGCACGTTCCAGCTTTTTTAAAAAAAAGTCTTAAATTCTATTGCCTACAGACTTAAAGCTGGTAATCTTAAGATATGACAGAGATTGAATTAATCGACTCAAAAAAGACCGTAAAAATAAAAGAGGATATTAATTACGGTGCCTTTAGTCGAATTGAGAAATTAAAGCTAGAGCTTACAATGCTTTTCACTGGCGGTATTTTGGAAAAAGAGGCAGAAGAACTAACTGAGTCAGACCTTAAGCGATTCGCAGACTCTAACGAAGTAATGGAGAAAGCCAAAAATCAAATTGTGCTTGAGTTTAGCGGGGTAACGGAAACAGAGCTTAACAATATGAGCGTCAAAGATGTGCGACAGCTCAAACAGGCTTGCCAAGAAGCTTACGACGAATTTAAAAAAAAATTGGCTTAACCGAACAAGAATCTCAAAGCATAATCTACTTTGCCAAAAACAAGTCAGCGGGTAAGCACGGATTGCCCGACGATTTTGCCGAATATTTGCTTTGTTTGCGCATGAAGTGCAGTTATTCAGGCTTAATGAGGGAGCCTGCGCATATTATTGCGCGTTTTTCTCGTTTTGATAAACTGATGAATGACAGCCTTAACACCGTCTAATGTCTAACAGCGATATAACCCTAATAATCAAGGCGATTAATGAAGCAAAGTCTGCCCTAGCCTCGGTTAAAGGAGACTTAAAATCGTTTGAATCGTCTGTTTCTGGCGCAGAAAACACCACAAAAAAGTTTAATTCGACACAAGAAGCGTCGCTTAAGCAGTTCAGTAACTGGGCGAGCACAATTCGCAATTTTGTTGCGGGTGGAGTTTTGGCGAAAATGTCGCAAGGCTTGCTGAATGTGTCTGGTCAACTAGAAATGCAGGAGTCAGCCTTTAAGGTTTTACTTGGCGGAGCGGAACAGGCGCGGGCTAAGCTTGCGGAATTATCTGAATTTGCGAAAGCGACGCCGTTCACAATCCCAGGAATCAGAGAAACGGCTAAACAGATGTTGGCTTACGGGATCGAGCAGGATAAGTTAATTCCCACAATGCGGATGCTGGGAGATTTAGCTCTAGGCAATGAAGAAAAATTTGGGCGGCTCGCGTATGCCTACGGTCAAGTTCGGGCGGCAGGTCGATTATATGGAACAGAACTAAGGCAGTTCACCGAGACGGGAATCCCGATTATTGCGGCTCTAGCGGCAGAATTTGGGGTGGCAGAATCAGAAATTAAAGGCATGGTAGAATCTGGTCAAGTGGGGTTTGTCGATTTGCAAAACGCTTTATCGTCTTTGACTGAGGAGGGGGGGCAATTTTTCGGTTTAATGGAGGAGGGGAGCCAAACGTTTTTGGGGATGTTGTCGAACCTTAAGGACGGCGCGACTCAATTCTTAGAGACGTTTCGTTACACCGAGGGGTTCGATGTGCTCAAGGAGTTAACGCAGGATATGCTTGACTTAACGAGCGAAACAGGGACAGCACGCGAGGTTTTTAAAGATTTTACGAATGGATTAATAATTGGATTTTTGTCCGTTGGTAACGTTATTTCCACCGTTACTGGTGGAATTAAAACCCTTAAAGATGGAGCGGTTGCCGTTTTTAAAACTTATAGCGACATCAAACAAATTGTGCAGGGGTCTCCAATAGAGATGGCGAAAGAGCTGTTTACTGGGGCTGACCCAAAAGACGCATTCGAGAAATACAAAAACGGCATTAAGACTGGGCTAGTAGGTATTCAATCCAACGCAAAAGAATTTGTTTCCAGTACTCAAGATAACTTTGGGGGAATGCTTAAAACTCTTGAGGTTAATAATGAACGAGTACAAAGATTGATGGTCGATATGAAGAACAGCCTAAAGATTCCAACATCAGATGGTGCAGGAGGTGGGTCTTTGGGGGTGCCGCCATTTGGCGACCTAACTGGAGGGGCGGACAAAGCCGCAGAAAAAATTGAAAACAGTATTGATAAAATCCTAGACGATTATGCGGACTTGAGGTTTAAGGCGGGGTTAGAAGTGGTAAAGTTGACACAAAGTCACGAAAAGGAAGTGCAAAAAATCGTTGCAGAATTTCAGAAGTTGCGCGTAGAGCTGGGTAAGGTTGAAGAAGCTTACCGCGACGATCTGGGTGAAACTAACCGCACAATGGCGGAGGCGTTTGTGGAGCAAGAGGAATTAGTGGCGGATTTGCGAAAAAAACTAAAAGACGCGCAAAAAGAGGGAGCTGGAACAAAAGAACTTGAGGCAGAACTAAAAAAACAAGAAGAAGCTTTAAAAAGCTTTTCTGAGACTTATGTGGCTGAAAACGAGAAAGTCAAAAAGATTAAAGATGAAATTGCAGGGCTTGAAGATCAGCTTGGGCGCACAAGCCGAATGCGTGAAAATTCTGATGTTCGCGAGGGAATCGAATCGCAAATAAGCGACAAAAAGAAACAGATTGAAGCGCTTATTGCCGCCGAGGGCGGTTTAAATAAAGAGGTAGAAGAAGCACGCAGACGTGCCGCGCTAACAGAATTTGAACGGTTTTTGGAGGATAGCGAGCTTAAAAAAGAAGAATTAAAATCACGGTATGAAGAAGAGAAAAACGAGATCTTGGATAAACTTAAAGCCGAACAAGACGCGCTGACAGAAGAGAATCAAATTTATGAAGACAAAAAGAAAAATTACCGTGAAGCGTTTGACGAGTTTGAGCGAATGAAAAGCGGACTTATTGCAGGTAATGGAGTCATGGTGGAGAATACCGCCGAAACGGTAGAGGATTTGACCGAGTATTATGCACAGCTTAAACAGCAATTAGACTTAATTCGTGCCGCTACAGCGCCCAAAGACCGACCAGACAACCGAACTGACGCTGACGTGTTCGCTCAAACTGGAGTAGTTGCACCGTTCCCTGTAGATAGTTTCACCCCTCGTTCTGGCAATAACGCGGGGGCGTCATCCACCAGCAACAACACCAACAATATTAATATCAATATCTCACGAATCGACAGCCCTGAACGAGTGGGAGCGATTGAGTCAGCCACCGCCAGAGCCTTGCAGCTAAACAAAATGTATTCCACATAAAAAATGTACAATAACAACCAATATAACGACGAATTATACAACGGCAATAACGGATTAGTGATTGAGGCGGTGAGTGGTGACAGGATTAGCTTTAACGGATTCTCTCTTATTAATGGAACGACCGTGGTTGCGAGTGATTTTTATGTTGAGAATTTGGAGCGCGATTTGATCTTTTCGCCGATTCCGCGCGGAAACGGTCAAATTTTCAATTCTAGTTTTTGGCGGAAAAAAGAGATCCGGATAACTGGATGGCTGACAACCGACACCGAGCAAGAGCTTGAGGACTTAATTTTCGAGTTCAAAAAAGAGCTAAGCGCACCAGAGGGCAGACTTGAGTTTATTCGCGCTGACGGCACGCGAGTGAGATATATTGCGACGCTTACGAATGATGATCCAGTTGCTCGCGGTAAACATTACGAAGTCACCACCACCCAATTCAATTTGCGGCTTGAATGTAGCACGCCGTTTGGGCAAGCAGTATTGCCAACGTCAATTGGGTTAATCGTTAGTGATTTAGTAAGCAGCGGTTCTTTTTTCAACGAGGGGAATGCCGAAGCTAAAACAGACGTCATTCTGATTGTTAACGCCGCAGATACGGTGACTAAGGTCTCCTTTGCGAATACCACGACCGGAGAACAAATAGAGATGGAAACTCCGATTACGGCAGGGGATGTAATCAAGTTCGATTCCACGAATAGCCAAGTGTTACTCAATAACGTTGCACAAGATTTTTCTGGCACGTTTTTGGATGCCAAGGTTGGCAACAATAATTACACTTTGACCGCGACAGGGGCTAGTGTAGAATTAGAAATGACAATCAAAACTGCTAAAAACTTTTTATAATATGGCATTAATCCCAAAAATCAAAGACAACGTTTATGCTCAATTAGATAGTGTTGCGCTAATTTCGTCGACTAGTTTTGTGTTGGCAAGCGGGCAAGGGGTGCGGTTTCCGCAACCTAAAAACGGTTCTGCTACAAGCGCGGGTAGTACAACCGTGCTTAATTGCACAGGGATTGCCGCGCTAGGCGTTGAGGTAGGCGACATCATTATAAATCTAACGGATTCAACGCCAGTTAGTGACGCTTGGAGTGCGGCGGTAGTTCGGTCTGTTAGTACTGACAGCATTACAACGTCGCCTCTAGTGGGAGGGTCTGACAACGCTTGGGAGAACGGTGACGCTTGGTGCATTGATCCGATTATGATTAATTTAAGCAAGCGTGCGGGAGGAGTAATTACAGATGAAAAAACTGCATTTGAAAAAATCCTGATCACAAACCGAGCAAGCGACACTTTGAGTATTCCGCAAGTGAGCGGATACCGTGGCAAAAATGGCACCACTATTCAGGAATTTTCGGTGGGCGATTTTGCCACAATTGAGAACGACCAGAGTTTTGGCGACGGACTCAAAAAAATGTTGACCGATGTTTTGGCGAACCCAAACAGCCAATCAATTGCGGACACTTACAGCACGCAAACAATTGCGGGCGCTAAAACTTTTTCGATCGTTCCAAAATCCAGCCAAGATCCTTCAGCTGGTGATGACTTAATTCGAAAATCTTGGTTTGACGCAAACGCGTCGTCAGGATTGCCGATTAACCTTAACGTGATTGACGAATTTACCGAAGGTGACGCCGCGATTATTGTGGGCGGTAACTATGCGCTTAACGCAAAAGGTGGAACCGTTTTTACCGACACGGCGACGACGCTTAATGCGGCGTTTACCAATAATATAACCGTCATAAAAGATATTTCGGGGAATTTTGGGGTTATCGCGTACGCGAAAAGCACAACACAAACAGGCATAAGAGCTTTTACCGTTAACGCAGGGTTGACAGGTATTACCTTAGCCGCCGAAACGGTCTTTACGAATGGTGGAGCTTTGGCAAGCAAGGATTTAGTTCTTCAACAAGCGACCGACGGAACCTATATGCTCGCTTATATTGCTGACGATAACGCAACCATTAATTTACGCGGGTTTACCGTTGACGCGAGCACTAAGGCGATCACAAGCTTGTCAGCCGAATTGCAAGTGAAATCAGCGGCAAGCCATAGAATTAAGTTTATGGAGTACGATTCAGTCAATAATAAGTTCTTGCTTGGCTATATGAACGCGACGACTGGGTTTGTTTACCCTTTTACCAAAACTGGCACGCTCCCCAATGCGGGAACCGAAACAACCGCATTCACTGGCGCAAGTTCAAGCGAAAACTTGATGTCGTGCTACTTTGACGCGGCAAGCGAAACTTTCCATTTGATCTACATCTTAAGTAATACGGCGACAACATTGTCATCAAAAGAAATTGACGTGTCGTCGGGCATAACATTGACCAGCCGATTAAGCGCCGCGATTCCAGCGGGCAAAAAGTACATTACCGCGGCTTGGTACGATACGGATTTGGAGCAAGGTTATTTCGCCTTGAGTTCTGCAAACGAGTTCAGTAATCCAATTATAAATGAAAAATTGCACTACAATCATGGAACGACACACACGCTATACTTAGTTGATTTTAGTGCAATTACTTTGGGGAAAATTACGGCGGCTGGGTCGTTCTTGGCCTATGATACCGTTGGCGCTATTCCTTACGACATAACCCTATCAGGTAACACCGTTGAAGTGTTAAGCAACAACCAAAGAACCATGTATCCAGCGGGCAACGGAAACTATTTTGTTTTTTCGCAGGAAAGTAGTGGCCCTTATTATTTAGCGTACAACCACGCCTACAGGAGTGCTTGCTCGCGCCCAACGGCAGTTGCAAACGGTGATTACACAACGGGATTGCAACCGTTCGCGGACGCAACCATTCCGTACGAAGCAACAACCGATAAATTCACGGCTGGGGCTAGGTATTGTTATCAACCGACTGGATGGGCTCCTGTCTCATCCACAAACCAGGAAACCGCCGCAATTGCGCTAACTCCGCGCAAAATATTAATCGCTTAAAATGAAACTTTATTACAATTTGGCTACAAGGGCTTACCGATCGAGCGAAACCGCGCCGATTGGTTCGTGGGTTGAAGTACCGCGAAAAGGGCTCGAACACGAAAAAATCAAACTGGAAAACGGAGTTTTTGCGGATTGGGACACGGATGAATCGGAAATTGAAGCCGCGGCTTACACGCAAAAAAAAGACGAAGCTCGACGAATTATTTTAACGCGATATTCGGAAAGTGACCAAGCGAACTTAACGCAAGCATCCGTTCAGATTCTGGGATTAATGCTAACCGAGCAACGCCAGCCAACGCCAGAAGAATTTAAAAAATTGCAAGAAGCAAACACGGCAAAAACCTTTATTGATGCGGTTCTTCTCGAATTGCACACTAATGGTTCTAATTCGGATTTTTCTAAATTTATGTAGATCATAAAAAATGGATTCACCTGTTTTAGTTTCTACAAAAAACGACATAGAATGACGCTTGAGCAAGTGGACGCGGAAATGCGTTATCTAATGCGGAAACTAGGCGCCAACCCTGTCCGAGTTTTTTGCGTCTATTATTCGGTTCGTGCTTTTTCTTGGTTTTATTGGTACGATGTTGCTGATAAAATCAGAAAATGAAAAAATACATCATTAAAGTATACGATAACGCGCAGACCTTGCTGACGGTGGTTAGCCCTGACATTCTCTTGAGTGATATTTCGTTCTCAAGTCAAATAAATGCGGGACAAGGCGAGCTGAATTTATCGATTAAAATGAAGTGGGACGCGCCAGAATCATGGACAGCGCCTTTTAATTTTGTGCGCGTTTACGTTTTTGATTCAAAAACGGCAACCTCTAGGCTCCTATATTCTGGAGTTATAACTCAAAGAATACCGTACGTTAACGGTGCGATTGAGGGCGTTACTTTAGTTTGTTTAGGGCTGGTTAGCCTACTGGCACAATCTCTATATAAAGACGGCGGTTCGTTTGACGTCGTAAAGACGTCGGTAAACCCTAAAGCCATAATCGAATCAATTATTGATAACCACAACACCGTTTACCAGAATTGGATCGGGTATAATCCTGTTGATGGCGTTCGCGTGGGGGGGCAAATAGACACGTTCCCCACCTCGGTCACTTACGAATTCAAAAAAAGTAACTGGGCGGACGCAATCAATAAGACGGTAGAATTAACCGACGCGGACTGGTTCTGGCACATAGACCAAGGCGGCGACGTTATCTTTAAGGCTCAATCAGAAAGCGCCGATCATGCGTTGACGATCGGTTACGACGCTCAAGAGATTCAGGCGCCAGAAAATACTGAAGAGATTATTAATTCGGTAACACTTAAGTACAACGGCGGCACAAC